ATGAAAAAAAGTTTGCTGGGGTTGATTGTTTTTTTATCCTTACTGACCCTTACTTCTTGCAGAAATAAAGTGACCACAAAAGAGCTAATGGCAAACGAGTGGGCCGTAAACTCCAACGTTGATGAAGTAGTAATGATTGTATCATTCAGCGAAGATACCGCTACTTTCAAAATCAATACAGATGAACACACATCAACTGCAAAAAATGATTTGGAAAAAGCAGGCGAAGAATTAGGTAAACAAATTGCAAATAAAATAGAATACAAAGTCAAATACCATCTAAAAAACAATCAAATTCGTTGGAAAAATGAAGGAAAAGAAGTAGCTTACAAGATAAAAAAAGAAAAGCAAAATCTACTTTTCACTCCTACTAAGACAAACAATTCTGATAACCAAACAAAACTAGTTTTGAAACCTTACACAAAGAAAAGTATTGATTCTTCCACTCAAAAAGATAAAACGGAAGAAACCAGCTCTAATTATCAAAACGTCTCATCTGAAACAAACCAATCTACCTCTTCATCTACTACTAAAGAACCGCTACCACAAGTTAGCTTAGCTGATTTTATAGGCGGTTGGGGTATTCCTCAAAGTGATAACTTATTTTTTATAAATGCTGACGGAACACTCACTAGCATAACTCAATCGAATGTTCCTCTTCAAAATGTAAGTTTTTCTGTGGATGAGAATGGTAATCAAATAATGACGTTTCTTTTGAATAATACGCCCCGAACAGTAACGAAAAATAATGATGGTACTTTAACTGTTAATGGACAAATATACACTTATCTAGGTAATATTACGTTGGAACAATTAATTGAAAGAAATAATCAAACTCAGCAAGTTTTTGAACAATCTGAACAGCAACCACCACAAAACTCTGATTCTAGTGAACAAATACAAAATTCTAAATCAGACCAACCTATATACGATACGGTACGAAGTGGTGAAGGTGGGCGACAGTTAGCCGAAAGAAATGGTTTAACCTTAGAAGAATTATTAGCATTAAACCCAGGCATTGAAACTTCTGTTTTTTATCCTGGTCAGTCATTACGAATTAAATAGAAATTTAGGTATACTAATAGATAATAGTCTATAAAAGTAGAAGTGGACCATCTACCATTTACTTTGGGATACCAGTTGATGGCAATCAGTTTGACGAAGTGGAACTAGACCTTGTACCGACTGACTCAGCAAAAATTGCGACATTGGATATAGCAGTTGGTCATTGATTAATAGCATATATGGAATATACGCTAAAATGAAACTTTCCCCATTCTCTATAGTTAAAGTAATGTCTAAGGAGCCTAACATTCTTTCAAGAAAGAATGTTAGGCTCCTTTTATTCAGAAAATTTCAGCCACTGCTTGCGATTGCAATAGGACATAGTTTTTACAAAGACAAAATGATAAAGCAAACCGTAAGCTAGCCCCAACATATTTAACAAAATTCTTAAGTAAAGACTTGTTTCTAGCCCAAATATCATAGAAGCTGCCATGATAGCACCAACACAATTAAAAATCGTTTTACTTTTATAAGATGTGCATAAGCCTAAACAAAGTCCTCCTAAAATACCAAGTAGGTTCGTTGGTATATAAAATAACAAGATAGCCGATACTAGAGAACCAATAACGACCCCTATTATTCGTTCTTTGGCTCGTTCAGACAATTTAAACGTATCATACCCAGAAAATAATGACGAACTAGCAAATGTTGCCCACATAAAGCGGTCAATCTGAAGGTGCGTTCCTATAAAAAGTAATAAGCTAATGCCTAAAGCGTAATAACCAAACCAAATATTTCTTTGATTAAAAAAACCATTTTCTTTAACCATCTGTATAAAAGTAATCTCCTGATCCAACTTTTTATGTTTCACATGATAAACAAAAGCTAAAAGTAGATAAGCAAACACTAATACAAAGAAAGTTTGTTCTAATTGCTGAAACGATTGATAGTGAACCGTGCCAACTAAATATAAGTAGGAGAACGTATACAAGCCAGGATTACCCATTTTAGGGTTTTTACCAGTTAAGAAAAACAATGCCAGCAAGCAGATAAAATGAAGACCCCATTGTAAAAATGATACAGAAATCAGTGAAATTAGTGGACTAACACCTAGAATTGTTAACACGATTCCTAAACTAAGCAAGGCCTGTTTTTCCCTGTAGCCATATGAGACGAAACGGATACTCAACAGCAAACAAAATAATACAATTGAAAAAGGCGCTACAGCTTTTCCAAAGAAAAAAGTAATCGTCGACACCCATAAAATCGCAAACGAAACTAATAAGATATCCCTTATTAACAAGGAGCGCCAAAAATATCTCCGCTGTTTTTTAGTGTACGCTTGATGAATTTTTTGTTTTAAAATAAATGGATCTAACTGCAATAATTGATAAAAAGTCACCTAAAATCATCTCCTAAAAATCGACTCTTCTCAATTCATTATTCCAACTTTTCCTTCTATGAAATCATAAGAAAAGTAGTTGTGACGAACATTTTACTACAACTTTTTTTCTGAATCAATACATGCTTTATTTCTTAATTCAATACCTCTCCCGATACGATTTGCTTACTTCATAAAAAATAAGCCTAGAAAAAATCAAAACGATTAATTCTAGACTCAAAATTAAATAACTGTTGAACAAAAGCTAGCGCTTTTTTACATAAACTTTTCCAACAGATCCATTTCTTTTTCTAATTCTTTTTCATCATACTTGTCATACTTACCAGCTTCGTGTGCAATTTTTTTAATCTCATGAATGGCTTTTTTTTCAACAATCCATTTCTTCATACTATGTTTTTTTGTATCCTCATCTAGCGAGTCCAACTCTTCTAAACTTGCATTCAATTTGTTCAAAACGTCGGCAATTTTTGCTAATGCTTGCGCTTCTTTTTCTTCATAGTTTGACATAATAGACACCTCTTCTTAAGTATTTTTCTACTTTAAGTGTACGTCTCTGTCGTTTTATTTGCAACTAATAACTCAACTGCTTCTCGGTACGGAGGATAAGGGATTCGAACCCTTGCACGATGTTACTCGCCTAACGGTTTTCGAGACCGTCCCCTTCAGCCAAACTTGGGTAATCCTCCCTCTACATTCCATCTACAAATGAACATGTAATGAATCAATAGATAAAAAGCCTAGACCCTTACACAACAAGGATTCTAGGCTCTGTCTAACTAAATTATTTAGTTTCACGGTGTAATTTTTCTACAACACCATATTTAGACAGACTAGAACTCACAAGGGTTTGCGTAATATCATTTTAATTCAAATTAGCAAAATAGACTATAACAACAAGATAAAATCTACATCAAAAAATAAAAAAAGGCAAGCGAATAGACATGTAAAATATACCGAATAAATAAAAAAATCCCTACCTCTCACAGTGAGAAGTAGGGATTTGCTTATTTCTTAATAATTCAATGTTTGACCAGGGTAAATTAGATTTGGATTTGCTAATCCGTTTAATGCAGCTAAGACTTGATAATTAGTGCCGAGTTTGGCTGCAATACTAGATAAATTATCGCCGTATTTAACCGTGTAGACATTACTTGTTGCCGATCCATTGACTTTCAAAACTTGACCAGGGTAAATTAGATTTGGATTTGTCAATCCATTTAATGCAGCCAATCTTTGATAGTTTGTTCCGTATTGATAAGCAATGCTTGATAATGTTTCACCGTATTGTACCACATGAGTCGCTTCTGGTTGTTTATCAGGAACAGTTGCCGCATCTGGCAATAATTCAATATTGCCTTTGCTGATCCATGACAAGATACCTTCAAGCAATACTCTGCTCTCAGTTACTTCTTGTACTTTATAGCTGTTTCCTTTTACCCATTGCGGAATAGCTTCGCCAGTTGCCCAAGCATCAACACTAAATTTCACTTTAACAGTGTCGCCCACTTTAACATCGGAACTTGGCGTATTTTCTACTTCTTTACCTTCCTCAATAGCTGGTGTGTTTGTTGCTGGTTGGTTATTCTTTGTATAACCATTATCAGTAATACCTGTTAAATCAACGTTACCATCTAGCCCTCCTGCAACGTAGGTTGACGTGAACTGAAAAATACCGATATTTTCAAATGAAGGAAAATAATTGTAATTTGGATAAGGTGTCACTTCATAATCTGGATATTCTGCCATCCATAATTGATACTTCTTTGCAATTCGTGATAGATCATAAGCTGAAGTAAGATACCCTTTGTATCCGTAAAGCATCGGTGTATATCCAGCCTCTTTGATGTAGTCTAACGCCCATAGCGTTACATCCGTCGATTGAACGCCGTCTTCCGCATCTAAGGCGACAATTGATCCCTTTGGTGTTTGAACTTTAGGTAAAAAGTAATCTAATACTTGCTTTGCATTTTCATAGGTAAGAACATTTTGCCACCATACATACGTATGCGCTCGTTTACCTTGAGCAATCGTACTAGCTACTTGACTAGAATAAGTAGCTTGATCATAAATTCCATAGTTGTTTTGCCCACCAATTTGTGAAATTGAGAATTTATCATGTGAATAACCAAATGTTGCTTGATATCCATTCCAAATAGACAAATCAACTCCTTGGTCACCTTTTGCGGCAAATGTACTAACTGGCGCTAAAAAAAACAGGCCTACCAATAATGTTACTAATAGTTTCTTTTTCATCTATTTGTCTCCTTTTCTATCTGATAATCCAGGCGTTGTATGGTCTGTCACAATTCCTAAAATAGTTAATACAACAAACACTGCATTGATAACATCTAGCAATTGCTGATTAATCACATCAATTTGAAATTTATACCCAAAAGGAACTGCAACTACTTGAATCAGTAACAAAACTGCAGGAATAAGAGACAACCAGAATTGTTTGTTTTTTATTCTTGATTTCCAATCAATCATTTTTATTTCCTCCAATTCCTCGAAAGAGGGTTTTATTTTGTTCTTCCAATCGACTAATACGCACTTCATGGTTATTTAATCGGTCAACAGCCTGTTTTAGTTCTTTCATGCTATCTTCTAATTGAGAAAAGACATGATAGAATTTCATTAATGCGAAGATAATTCCGCCTAAAAATGTAATCAGCGCTAACCATTGTTCTAGTGTTAAGTTCATCCTGCACCTACTTTCTACTTACAATAAAACCGTCTAGCTTTCGCTAAACGGTTCCCCACAAATTTTTGTGTATTCTTCTTCGGTTAAACAATTCATATTCACGTAATCAACTAAATCCTGTTTTGTATAACAATTCCAATCATACAACTGTTTAATATTATCGAAACCTGGAAAAGCATTCGTTTTCATCTTATTCCGCCCCTTTCGTAAGTTCAGCTACTTGTTTCATCAATTCACCAGTCATTCTTTGAGTTTGTTGAATAACTTGATTTTGCTGAGAAACTTGCTTCATTAGTTCAGCATTCTGTTTTTGTAAAAGTTCCAATTCCGTTGGTGGTGTTGGGGCAGGTTCTGGGACGTTGTCAGGATCGTAAATTAAACTCGTTCCATCCCATCGATAATTGAAGAAGTCAGAAAAATCTTCATTTACTTCAACTTCAATTGTTTTCGGTTGTTCTACTAGTGAATAACCTTGCAAAAACCCTTTTACATTATCAATCCATATTTTCATTTTACCCCTCCTAATATTCGAAAATTTTTGTCAAAATATACATTTTATTCCCCGATCCAGCAGCTGTACCGTCAGGTGCATTTAAATCATGACCAGTGATTTTTGCATCTTTTATATACAGATATTTTGTTTGAGGATTTTTGCCATTATACGCGTTTAAATTAAACACAGTTCCACCGCTCCCGCTATTAGAGATGTGATTTTTTGGCACGTACTGGAATTGAAAAACTGCGTCATTGGCTTGTCCTGTTGAACTCATTTCCTGCCATTGCAAAATCCAACCATTTTGGCACTGCGACAGTGGCTTTGATGGTGTTGTGCCACTTCCGGAAGCTCCACCATACCACACACCGGTCCATAGCGGTGATCCTTGAATAACCTTTTGATATGATTTGTCGGCATCTGCTTTAGTTGGATAGTTTTCTAATCCATCGACAGCTTCTACCACAGTTGCCATTGCTTTTGGCTCATTATTTTCCATTAATTGAACAATATCCATTAAACTTCACCCACCTTTTCAAATGTGAAAACTGGCAATGCATCCAGTTTCGCTTTATCCGTTTTAGACATTAAACCGTCTTTTTCAGCAGTAGCATTACTTGGTATTGTTGGAATAACAGTAGTGTCAGGCAATGCTTTTACGTCAGCAGCATTCAATATAACTTCGCCTGTATGACCATTTACAGATGAAACAGTACCTGCTCCAGCATCACCAAGTTTTGCATCTACAAATTCATTTAATCCAACAACACCAGTTGTACTAGTTTGTACATCAATAGCTACGCCGTCTTTTTTAACTACATATAAATCAGGCATTTGATTCTTCATCTCCTTTTACTTTTTCAAATTCCAAACTAGAACCACCTAGTTTACCTGCTTCATAATCTGCGATGATTTGTGTGATTTTTGAATATTCTTCTTGAGATATCATCACACCATCTTTAGGTAAATCTAAATCTGCACGTGTAATAATTACTGGACCTGATCTTCCGTTAACAGATGAAACCATCGATTGCCCGCCCATTATTTCTGATAATCCAATGATTGCTGATACGTGTGTCATCGGAAAAAACTGACGTTTAACGCCTTTTTCATCTGTTTCCATCATTCTTTTTGATTCAATCATTTACTAACACCCTCAATTCTAAACGTGTTTTGTTTTTCATCATCAATTTTAGCAATAATCAATGCGCCATCTTTCATCGGACGGTTAACACTACCGATTACTTTCACTTGATGATTGGTTGAAAATGAATCATCTTGAAGAATTTCCAGTGTACTTACATTGCCATGTTTTAATGTAAATAAGCGTTCCTCTAATCTCTGATACAAATAATCCATATCCGACAACAAACGCTCTGAAAGTGAATTGTGGCGTACTCCTTGTATGTCTACACGTGCATCCATTAATTCGGCTAACATTGTTCCGCCTGGATCAACAGTTTTTAAAATATCTTTGATTGATTCGAACCACATTAGATAATCTGATTCTTGGCCGTTTCGCCAAGCCTCAAATGTATCTTGTTGATTTTTACGCCACTTTTCAAACTCTTCTTTTCTAGCGTTCATCCACGCTGTGAAATCGCCTTTATTTTCATTGATAAAAGCGGTCATATCTGCGATTAAATCTTCAATGGACTGCCAATAAGAACCCATTTCACCTTCTGTTTTAGAAGCGGCATTGACAACAAAGTAAGAAAAATTCTGCGTTGAGCCAATTAGATTGTCGCCTTTATGAATACTGAAATATGCTTCCTGTCTGTGCAATGACTGCATAGAATATTCATCAAAGGTATACTGGATAATCCCTTTTTTGGCATTCACAATTTTTGCTGAACGTTGAATCGGATATTTATTATCAATAACCGATTCAAAAAAAACTTCGCAACCTGTTAAATCAAGTGGCAAAGCATTTTCAACTAGTATGGCTTCTAAGACTTCTGTGTTTCGATTTCCTTGTCGTACATTCTGAATCCCAATGTAATTGTAAGGTTCAGTTGTACTTAGCGTTGCTTGCCATTTAACCATTGAAAAATCCTCCTTTCGTTATTTTGGTGGAATAACAATCGATTGAATAGAATTAGCAAAATATAATCGGTCATATTTTGCGACAATTTGCCCTTGCTCGGCGTTCTGTTCTATGGTTTGGATACGTCCGTTATTTAAGCCGTAAATCACGCCCGTGTGACCATATGTTGGGTCTACTGTCCAACCTGTTCCCCATTGGCCACCTCGTCTAATATTGACGATTGCTCCTACCACTAAATCTTGATACGTTGGATTTTGGATTACTCGCCAACCTACCGCATTCCAATCATATGCTTCACCAATATCTGCAGCAGATGATGTATCACCAATTACATGTGAAAAGCCATAAATTGTTCCTGCACCTAAACCACAGCCGCCCATAAAACCAGAATATTCGGCTGGAACGGCATAACATTGCCCATTACCAAGCCATTTGCCCATTAAGGTCTCCAAATGTTCTATGCCAGCTTTTCCTGTTGCAGTAGAAGCTTTCAAATCTTTGAATTTGTCATACCATACTTGTGCATAGGTTTGTCTTTCTGGATGTGCTGCAGCTGGACGTTCAAAGTTTAATTCAAACGCATAAGCAGCTGTTTTAGGCGAGCTGACAACTTTAAATTCATCAACTGTTAATGGACTTACTTGTCCTAACCATTGCCCATTGAACATACACCAATTAATTAATTGAGCTTGGGCTAATGACGTCCTATAGTCTTGTTTGATACCTGCAGCTGCGATTAAGCGTTGTACATATTCTCGGCCATTCCAAGTTGGTGCGCCTACCAATGGATATGCTGAACCGTCCCATTGAACCCATCCGTAAGCTGGACCGCCTATTTGTTCGGTATCTGGGTTCATACTTGGACCAACTTCTCCTTGTACATTTCCGAGGATACCTGCAGCAGCTGCTTTGCTGTATCCGTTAGCTAATAGGTAACTCCATAAGTCCCAAGCAAATTTATCTGCATCGCTTGTAACTTCTGATGGATAACCACCTGTACCAGCTCCAGAACCACCACCACCATTTTGACCAGGGATAACTTCTTTGCCGCCCACAATCAATCGATCAACTGTCAGAATTGCTTTACTTCCATTTGGACCAAAAAAGTTAAAATTATTTCCAACAAAAAACTGTGTAGGACCAGTAATTAAATGTCCTGTGCCTGATTGGTTAGACAAACCAATAATTTTTTGGGGATTATCTGCGACTAATAGCAATGAATTTCCATCAGAAACTACTGGATTTCCATTTTTATCTACTACCCCTGGAAAAGGATTTCCTTTCGTACCAATTGTCCCAATATGACTAGAGCCATTCCAAAATTCCATCCCTTTTTTAGTTAATTCCATGATTTTTTTCTTATTGTTCCAAATTTGCAAAGCACCAGCTACTAATTTTAGTACATCGCCTGTTGCTTTATTAAAGCTTGTTTGTAAAACATTCGTGTCAATAATGCCCACTTTAATAAAATCAGCAACGATTTCTCCCTTAGAAGTCATAGCAAGTTCGAACGGACCATTCACGCCGTTGGAGGAATAACCCAAACCATTTAAGTTCCAGCGCCACACACGTTTTGCAGTAGCTACTTTGTTTTTGTCCATGATAAGAATTTCAGACGGCGCCTTTTCTGGACGAAAAACGACATGTCCACCACTGTTTCCAGTAATCCATGCCGTTGCATTTAAAACATTTTGTACTAATGTTTCTGTCCGATTATCAATTTTTTGTTTTAGCTCTTGAGTTTGATTGTTTACTGTTGAAGTATAAAGTGATAAATCATTCCCCAAAACAATATTTTTAAATTTTCCTAAAGTCGGAAACCAAGTATATTCCACCATGCGCTCCGTTACTTCAATATCGACTTCTTTTGCTCGCACATGTACTACATCACCAAAATGCAAAGAAGAAAGTTCTTCGTACATGTCTTCATACTCCAAGGTGTGTTCTAATGCTACCATGCTAATAGTGTGCGTTACTTTCGGTTCATGAATACGGTCTTTATCAAACAATGACTGTCCCCATTTTTTAAGCTCATCAACTGTTTTACATTCCGAATTTTCACGTTTTCCAATTCTTCGGTTACTATCATTTACACCAGCAATTTCTAAAAAGCCATACGTGATTGGCTCTTTATCTTGGTCATAATCATTGTCTGGTACACCACCGATAAGAAAAAGACTGTTTATAATTGATTCGTCGTCATAGTCCTCATCTATAGCTTCCAAATTAATTCCAAAATCAATTCTAAAGCCATTATCTGCTCCAATTTGTTTTACTAATTTCAAATTAAAGTTATCCATCTCTAATTCTCCACCAGTAACACCTGTTAAATTTTGGTTGCCATTGTTAGAACCAATAATTGCATCGATTGGACCTACTTGTTTTGCTGTAAATTGATGTGTAGTACCGACATTCGACAAATAGTTAAACCGTTGCTTAAACGTTAATGCAGCCTTTAAATTATTCATAATTTGCGTGCCATTTCCGTTAGCAGTGAACGAATCAATAATGAAATTCTTATTTGCCATAAAACCAATGTGTCTCGCTGTCACTGAAACTGACTGCAGATTTTTTTTAATATTGTAAATCTCAAAATATTGATATGATCCATCTTCAACTTGTGCCTTTAGAAAGTTTCCTTTTTTTAAGTATGAGCGATACTGGCCATCTCTTGCATAGTTACCATAGAATCGATACGCACCATTTAACACACGGTTAATTTCTGGTAAATCTTGCCAATCTGGCAAAGCCATTCCGTTATCATTTAAATTTTCAGGAATAGCCGTATATGCATAAATAAAATTTTGTGTCATAAATACGCGCTCCTATTCCAAAACTTAGCTTCTGTGAAATTTCCTGATATGTTTAATGTGTTTTGACCAGGATTCGTTTTTATCCAACTACCACGAGTAAATAGTGGTAGCCCTTCTTGTATCACTTTCCCTTTTTCGTTATCAATAGTGACGATTCCTGTTTGTGTACGTAAAATCGTTAGTGAATTACTACCAACGCTTAACGTAATATCGCCGCCTTTTGAATCAATCTCGATATAAGGAAATGCTGATTCGTCACCGTGATCAGTGATTTCAACTGTTTTTGTTTTAATTAGTACAGGCTGTTCATTTACTTTTCTCTTGAAAGGTTGGCATCTAAATTCAATGTTAAAGGTATAAAAAACACCCCATTCATTTTTGAATGAGATTGGCTTGCTTATTGCACAAATAGCATCTAAATATTTGTCCTCGTTATTATGAGTGATAAGCTTGCTTTTACCAGTTAACCAACGCTTGACTTCTTTTAAGTTCTCATAAGGAATAGTTACGTCCTCAATTTCATAATCAAAAGGTTCATAGTCGTTGAATGTTTCATTAAATTCACCACTTCTACCAACGATGGAATACGTATCATATCGCTTGTTTGGTAAAATGTCTGGCAGTTCATTTTCAATGATACATCCCATATCACGAACTGCATTCAAACCTTTCCAAATGAAATTAGGTTCATCGCGATTCATAAAAATCATGTTGGTACACCCCCTAAATCATAGAAAGCTTGTGCACTTGCTTTATACAGTTTGCGATTCATCCGATCTAACTCGCTTGGATTATTTGCATCCACTTGTCCAATATGAACATGTTGTTCAATAGTTTTTCCGCCTTTCAAGGCACCACCAATCCCGCGAGCTTTTTCTTCTTGTGAAAGTGGTGTGACTGTAGTCTTGCCATTTTTTGCTGTTAATAATTCAGGACCAGCTTCACCAACAATGGCTTGGCCATTGATCATATGACCGCCTTCAGCTAAATAAGGTATTTTCGCAATACTAAATCCTTTGCCACCAACCACAGGTACCCATTTTGGTATTTTGATATTGTTTAAACCACCTAAAAAACCATTAATTAGAGTAATCATGGCGTTAATTGGTGCTTTGGCTACTGCAGCGATGCCTTCAAAAATTCCGCCAAAAATATCAACAACACCTTGCCACGCTCTTGACCAATCACCTGTAAACACTCCTGTAACGAAATCTATGATTCCGCTAAAAATTCTTGTAATCGCGTTGACGTAATCGCTAATGATTTTTACAGCACCATCCATAGCGCCGCCAATAAAGCCTGTGATGAAATCAAAAGTAGATTTTGTTGTATCTGCTAAAACTTTGAATACACCAACCACTATATCTTTGATCACATTAAAGGACGTATTGATAAAATCTCTAAACCAGCCTACTTTGTTGTAAGCAATCACAATTCCAGCAACAAAAGCAGCTAGTGCAGCAATTACAATCCCAATAGGTGAAGCAATAAAGGCAATTACTGGAATCAAACTACTAATGGAACTAGCAAGTGTTCCTAAAACCACCAAGACTGGCCCAATAGCAGCGACAACTCCTGCAATGGTAATAATTGTTTGCTTTTGATTGTCGGTCAGTCCACTAAACCACGTTGAAACCTTTTGAATCGCATTGCTTGCTGCTTCAAAAGCAGGAAGAAGTGCAATTTGCACTTGCTCGCCAAGTTCGCCCATTGCAATTTTAAATTGATTCTGCGCAATTTTCGCTTGGTCGATTGGATCCAAAATATCATTAAATGTTTGATCCACGGTGCCAGCCGCATTTTTAGCTGAATCTGCTAAACCATCCATTGATAATGCACCACTATCGATTGCTTCTACCATTTTTGATGAAGCTTTAGTTCCGAATACTTCACTAGCAATAGTAAGTTTTTCTTGTTCCGTTGTTGCACCTTTGATTGATTCAATTGTCCCGCTTAAGCCATCTTGCATAGTTTTGTTATCCTTTGCATAGACGACACTAGCTTTCGCTAAATACCCAAGCGTTCCTGCCGAATCTATCCCTGCTTTTTCCATTTGACCTATTAACGTAGTTGATTCAGAAAAACCAAGTCCCATCGCTTTAAGTTGAGGCGCCCCTCTATTTACTGCATCGAATAACTGATCTACCCCTACTCCAGTATCTTGGCTAGTTTTAGATACTGAATCCAAAATCATTGGCAAGTCCTCAATAGACAACCTAAAAAGGTCCATTGATTTTTTGGCATTTATAGTGGATTGAGAAACATCTGATCCATTAATTTCTGAAAACTTAAGCATTCGGCCTGTGGTATCTTCTAATTGCTTATCCATCAAACCAAATTGTGTATTCACTTCACCAATCCCAGTTGATATATTTTCCATATCTGTTGGAATTTGGCCAGCTACTGTTTTAAAGCTGTCTTGCAATGATTCTAGTTGCTCCCCTGTAGCACCTGTGGCAGTTGTGATACTGTCCAAACTGTCATCTAATTCTTTAAACGCAGCAATAGAAGCGGCGCCGATCCCCATGATCGGTGCTGTTAAACCAACAGTCATCTTCTTACCGACAGATTTCATCTTGTCTCCAGCTTTTTCTATTTTAGCTAACTTCTCGGCAGTCTTAACAGACAAGTCACCTTGTTCTTTCAAGGCTTCGTTGGTACTTTCTAATGCAGATCGTAATTTATTTTCACCTGTTTCTGATTCCAACAAGCGTTTGTAAAGCTTTTGTGATTGCTCTGAATACTCCCCAGTTTCTTTAACTGATTTTTCGTATTCCTCACGCAATAATTTGGTTCTTTGTTCGGCTAAAGATAATTGCTTTTCAAGCTTTTTCTTAGTTGCCGTTAATTTTTCTGTTTGTGTTGCATCTTTATCCATAGCGGATACCTGGTTTTTGTACTCGGTAGCCGCTAAGTTCATTTCTTTGTTGATATCTTTGATTGTTCGAGAATAATTGACTTCTCCGTTTGTCTTAAAATTCAAGACAACATCAGATTCTTTCTTTGACACGTTAGCGCTCCTTTCCTACCACCAAGGACTTTTATCCATAGTCACACTTGCAGGTGGTTCAAACTCCGTATTACTCGTTAACCACTGTATGTATGACTTAAGCCACAAGTTCGGTGTTGATTTCAAAAAGAAACCCTCACTCCATCCTAAAAGAGTAAGGGCTACATACAGATAAAACGCCCAGGGCGTTCCTACTTCCGTTTGTGTTTTTTCTTTTTGTTTTTCTTTTGTTGCGGAGTTTGATAATCTTGTGGCTTCTTGGATTTTTTTACATCATCAACTTGAAAATTCTGTTCTGTGAATACCTCCATGCAGGCCCCATAAACTTCAACAATCGTAGAATTCATTCCTAAGAATTTAAAAATTGTTTCTGGTGTTTCGTCTAATCCTCCAGTTTTTAACATGCCATAAATTAAAGCACGCATAATCTTTAAATCTGAAGCAGATAAATCTTTTGAAGAGATACGTCCACCACTCTTGTTTAGCATTGCGTTCATATCTTCTTCAAATTTTGAATAGTCGTCATCATAAATATCCGCAATATGCTCCATGGTTTCCATGGTTAACAAGATTGGGAACTGATGACCTTTAATTGTGACAGTTGGTGTATCTGAAACGACAATCCCATAATCAGCTAACTTTGCCATTATTCACTGCCACCCCCAGATGTTGATGGAGTTACTAATTTTTTCCATTGTTCTTCATCGTAAATAGGTTGTGCAATGAATTTTTCAAAGTCACCTGGTTTTGCACTTAATCGGTTAGAATCGAAACTTGCATACATAACGTTGTTATACTTCAAACCGTTAGCAACAAAATTAGCAGTTACATCGTCAATTTTTGTGTCATCTTCTGCAGTTGCATATTCTTCATCAATGACATTGGATAATTGTGTTTTTGGATACCAAACTGCTTTTTTTCCTCCCCCTTCAATATTTCCAATGAATCCAAATGCAAAGTAAGGAAATTCACGTGCTGTATTTTTTCCAAACGTAACGCCTGATTCTGCAAGCAAACCTTTTATCTCATCCATTACTTCGATAGGAATCCCCACATGATCCAATCCAATCTCGTGTTCTGTCTCGCGACTTACACGGCGAAACATTTTACTTGATGCCCATTTAACTAGCGCTGAGCCATTTCCCTTAATGGCAAGTTTTGTTGCAATAGCCAGTCTAATTACTTCACTATAAGTTGGTGTCACCCCAACTTCATCAGGCGTTGCCATCATGGCAATTAAGATGTCATCTAGCCCTTCAAAATAATACACATCTTGTTTTCCCAAATTACTCATCCTTCCCATAAATCTAATATTTGTTGTGTCATGATTTTTTCAATCTGATCTTTATTTTGTTCAAACGTACCACTAGCAAAATGCTGGGCTTTTTGGTTAACAGAACCGTTTTCGGCAAATCGCCAATAATATGCAGTTTCTTCAAAAACCACTTGAACTCTATCCTCTTCTATAACGACTTTTACTTGATCAGCCATATGCTTTTTCTTTAATAGCGATCTAGGTATTTGAGGTAATAACTGCTCTACAAAAAAACTCGCAGCATCTGTTAATGATTCTAAAGACAATTTTGTAGGGTCTACCTGTGCAAGAGTTCCCAAATAGTCTGCCATATCTGCAAACCCATTATTATTGGCCATCTTCTAAACACCTTATATACGTATAAAAATTCGTCACTGTATCATCGTTTTCATCACCCTGAATACCTACAAAATCAGTATAAGGAATACCAGCGTTTTCCAACGCATTTTCTAAATCCGTCAAATCTTTTTCTGTACCTGTTGTAAAGAAAGAAATTTGATAATATGGCAATCGCCTATGAACTTTAGAGGAAGCCATCTTTTTACCTTTGCTAACATTGGAATACACAATATATGGATAGTCCGTTCCTTTTTCCGCTTTATCACGTGTCACAGGTACACCTACTGTTTTTAGTGTTGCCCTTAATTTTTCAAAACTAATCGACATAAGCCAAACTCAACTCCATTTCTCGTTTATCCATATCCGTATAAATACGAGTGATTTTATAGGTCACAGAATCGATTCTAACGGCACTAAACTTTTCAGTGATGGATTTATCCAATCTCACTTTAATTCGTCTAACAACGTCCGTTTTCGCTTGCTGTGAAAGATATTTTTCTTGTGCAGTCACACCAATATCTTCGTAGAACAGATTTCTTTTCGATTTATAAACTGTAACTGGCCTATCGTTTAAATCAAGCGCTACTTCAATATTCAACAATTCAGCTTTCCAACGTAGATTATTGGTTTGTCTCTTCGGCATGTTGAATCACTCCTTGAATAATAAATGGTGTGATTGCATTTATTGCCTTATCTAATTCATCTTCTGAAATACGATACTCGTAGGCGATTCCCGCAACCATTAAAATTAAGTATTCTTCTTGTCCTCCAGTTGCAGTTTTTACATAATTTCTTGCCATATTTAAATAAATAGAGAGCATAGAAGTATCCATGCCCTCTTCAAAATGAATATGTGCTTTAAATTTTTCTTCTAAAGATAATTCTTTAGTTTCTTCATTCATAATTATTCACCGTCACCAGCTGGCTTAGTAATTTCATAACGATAAACGGCTGGTTCAAATGGTGAGTATACTAATTGACCATCTAACAAATTGTAAATTTGGAAACCAATTTGATTTTTACCAGAAAATTTTTCAATTAGTTTTTGAATTTCTAACGCACCAATAACTTCTTGAATTTTGAAAGCAGAAAAATCACCGAAATATAATACTGGTGTATCTGGTTCACCTTTTTTATCTGCTGCATCGGTCCAATCAACTGGATAACCAACTAACTGATAACCAATACCACCTTCTGCTTGAGTAAATGGACGTAATAATGGGAAACCATCATCTGTTTTCATTTTCTCGATAGCAGTCAAAGCCGCACGATTAATAATAAAGCGACCTTTTTTCATTACTTCTGTTACTGGTGTATTTTTAAATTCAATCAACGCATCATATAATTTTTGACCAGCACCTAGTGCTGTTAAATCTAAAGGCTTTTCAAATGCAACAGCTTTTTTAGCTAGGGCGCCTGGGTTTTCATTACCTGCATCATCACCATTAAACATATAGTTAATTTCTTTGCGAACATACGCTTTTTTCAATTCTTCTACAACAATATCTTCTACTGGAACACCAGACATTTTTAATAGCTTTTTAGTTACAGTTGCCAATGCATCGAATTCTGATGGATCAAGTAAAATTTCATCAAATTCAATTGCAGTTTCTACAATGTCAGTTTTACGTTCTTTTTTATTTACATTAGCATCTGCTTTTTTAACAAGAATTGGATATTTCACATCACCAGCAGTACGCTTGACTGTTCCGTACTTACGTAATAAATTTTCTTCTTGTGCGTAGGTGATTACTTCGGATGCAATAACTTCTGGTACAGTTACTGAACCATTACCTGCTTCAATACCTAATGAACGTGCTTCTTGCTCTGTAATATTTCCAACAACAAAATTTGCAAATGCTTTACGAATTTCTTTCTCACGTTTTTCTTTAGACAAAGTATTTCGCGCTTGCATACCATTACGGATAGAACCAAGCAATCCATCTCGTTGTTCTTGGCTAATCATCCCTGAACGATTTTCTTCTTCAACGTCAGTAGAACGGCCTTCACCATCTGTATCTGTTGCTGCAGCTACTGTTGTATCACTATTTTCTGAATCATTATTTTCATCACTTGATTCTTCATCAGTTGATACTTCATCCAGTTCTTCTTTGATACCTTTTAATTCATCAATTAAACCATCAATTTCTTCATTAATTGAATCCAAATCCGCTTCACGTACTTCTCCAGATTCAATTTGACCTTTTAAATCACTTAATCGTTGCTCGTGGCGAGCTTGTAATTGACGTAATAATTTTTTATTCATGTTTTTTTCCTCCTACGCTTCAAGCGCTGTTTTGATTTTTTTAATTAAATTTTTTCTAATTTTAATATCTTGCTTCATTTCTTGTTTGTTTCTTGATAACGCAGCTTCTGTATCTTCGTAAGCAGGTAACGAAACAATAGAAACTTCATATAATTCGACTTCATTTATGGTTCTTAGTACTGGTTCGGAATTATAATCCCAAGTTTCTTCCGTAGGATAAAACCCAAAACTGCACTGATTGATGTCGCCACGTGTCATCGATTGAATCAAATCATTTGCGATTGTTGTGTTTGGCAACTCAACTTCAAATCGTAGTCCCTTATCATCTTCTTCAAGTTTCAAAGTTCCGCTTTTTGTACGCCCTAGTACTTTACCCCAATCATGATCAAATAAACAACGTACGTCGGAATTTGCTAAAGCACGGCTAAAGGCACCTGGCTTAATTACTTCATTCAGCCCATCCCATAACTCTGTCGGGCTATTAAATACGGCTGCATAGCCAGTAACAATCTGTGTTTGACTATCTTCTTCACTTCTTGTGGTGAGGTTAGTGATGTCAAATGTCCGAATTTCCTGTTTCTTCATTCTTATCACCTCCCTTCAAGTCATCCTCTGTTGTCAACGAGTTATCTGTAGCATTCTTTTTGCCAATTTCTGTCAGATCATTTGAAATATAGACAGCTTGTGTTGCTGCAGTATTTTGTTTAGGAAAACCAAGCATTTCTGCTACATTGTCAGGACTTGTAATACCAGTTCGCACAATGTTATAACCGATATTTGTCTTGGTAGAATACGGTACAAAATCCAAAATATTAATTTTCCATTCCACTCGATAGCCAGAATTAGGCGTAAAAAAAAGAGCTGAGTAATGCTCGCTCTTATTTTTTAATATTGGTTTAATTGCTTTATTGTGAAGATACATCATCGCTTTTTCAATATCTGATTTCATTAATGATTGATAGGTATTTACATCTATTCCTAAAAATTTCCCTAAGTCTTTTTTGTAAACACCTAAATAATTAAGAATAGCGGAATCATCCACAGGACTTTTTAAAGTATCAATAGAATAACCTTTTCCAAGCGGAATCATTTTAACTGAATGATTACTATCGTCCTGAACGCCTTCCAACTGATCTAAAATAGCTTTTACAATTTTTTGTTGGGCGCTGTTATTCGGATTAATGTGAGCATCCAGCTTTAATAAGAAAGCAAGTAAACCGCCTTTAGTATATTTATCTGTCAAAACTTTTTCAGCGCTTAGAACGCCTTCTAGTGTGCTTTTTGCAAGATCGATAATTCCAGCACCTTTTAAGGAATCAACACCAATATTTTTTATATGACGAATCATGTTTCCTGGTATTGGCTGACCATTCATTGAAAATTTTTCAATTAAACGATCATCAATGGTTGTTTGTACGCCGTAACCTAAATGCAGTTGATCATTATCAGTAATTGGAAAAGCTTCCCCATTAATTAGCAATGTGTTTGTTTCTAGTTTTGCAAATTCAAAACCAGTTAGATAATTGTTCGGTTTTTTTAATATACTTAACAAGAAATGACTTTTTACTTCTTCGCCATCAGGACCAATCACTACTGGTTCAGCTAACGCAACTTGATTTGAAATATCTTGTACCAACTCATACACATCGGACGATTCCATAATTGATGAATCATTAACATAACTTTGCGAATATCTTGTTGAGTTTCCATAGATATCTTCAATCCATCCACGTTTTTCTAAAAATCCATATACTGCATTTGAAAATCTATCTCTTAACTTCAATTTCTCACCGCCTTTCTATTATCGATAGATAGAATCTAAATAATCGTCCATGTCGTCCTCATTCACATCAATCATTTGATCCATTGTTTCTTTATGCGCACAAAGAAAGGCCACAAATCCATCGATCTTTCTCTTTGACTGGTTTTTACTTGGCACTTTACGACCTTGAAAATCCATTTTGACAACCACATTTAAAGCGCAATACAAAAATAAAGGATTATCAAACATAATCCTTTGCTCATAAAATAATCGTTCGGTATCTTCAAGTGGTGAATTCAATACTCTTGCGTACTGATCAACTTGTATACATTCCAAGCCTAAGTTTTCCAATTTTTCAACTAGTCGGTCACTCATCGCTGGATCATAATTGACTTGTTGAACATCATAAAAATCCATGCAATCTTCAATAAAATGAAATATTTGTTCCTGATCAATTAACTTACCGTCACAGAATTCAACAAATCCTTGTTCTGCTAATTCAGAATACGGCACATTATCTTCCTTTTCTCGAAAGTCAATATTTTCACTAGGAATAAAATATAATTGTTTTACTTTGAGTATCGCTTTACCTTCAGCATCCCATGTAGGAAAATTTAATGACACACAAGTTAAATCTCGGCTCTTAGATAAGTCTAAGCCAATCCAACATGGCTCACCGCTTAAGTTTCCTAATTTATTTGTAGAAACCAAACAAGGTTCCACTTGATCTTGTTCAAAGAAATTATCCGCACCATTAACAAACACATCTAAATGCTTCGTTAAAAATTCAGCTTTCGAGTGAGCGGAACGTTGCGCAGTTTTAAATGCTGATTCTAAAGCAGACAAATCAACAGATATTCCCCAGTTAGGATTGCACATTTCCCAAACTTTTTTATCTGTCCAATCATAATTTTTATTTGGCTCATAAATTAAAACAAAGTTTGAATCATTGTCATCACGCTTTAAGACCTCTTTTGCTTCTTTATAGACGCGAATACCAACTGAACTACTTCCCTTACCAGCTGTTGAAATATTAAACATTAACGGTTGCGGTAATGAAATTTGTGCTGACTTAAAGTTGTCGTACTGTTCCATTTTCTCTTGTTTATGCAGCTCATCATTTAAAACAAAATATGGATTGGAACCCTCTATGTTGTCAATATTTTTTGTCTGAACAATGAACTTGTTTGTATAAGCCATTTCTTCATGTAAATAGTCATACGTAATACTTGAAACGGTTCCTTTTGGACCTTTAAATATTTTAGTCCCATCTAATAAGACAGGATTATTTAGAATAGTAGCGGCAAAAGGCTTAGCAGCATATTGCGCTTGGGCAAAATCGGAAGCACATGCATAGCAATCGACGGATAAAGCACCTTCGCCATACATCGCATATCCTAACGCACCTACGGCTATTAATGTTTTCCCGTTTTTCTTTGGTATTTGTACATATGCTTCCCGAGTGACACGGACGACTTGGCCCTTTTCATTTTCCTTTAACCAGCCATAAATCCAAGAATAAATGAATTTTTCCCACGGCTCTAAAAGAAATGGTTTGCCTACCATGTCGCCTTTCGTGTGAACAATAAATGATTCCACCCAGTCCATCATTTCATTTGCACGATCAACATCAAACCAAATATCTTTTCGTTTCTTCCATCGATACCAACGATCTATTGCTAAACGAACCGTTTTTGGATATTTCTTAGGATACTTTCTAACTTCTTTCGCAAATAAATCGGCATAATTTACACCAGGTTCAATCATGTTTCATTACCTGCCTTTTTACGCCATTTATTTCGATGTTTAGCCAATTCATCAACAGGTTTTTCTTCTGGTCGTTTTATTTCTTCGCCTGCTCTGGCTGTTGAACCACCAGTAATTTGTCTACCTGCTTTAGATTTATTTGTTAATCCTAATAAATCTAAAGCTTTCATCTTTTTATCGGCCCAAACTTCGACTTGTTGCGCCAGTGGATGTTTACTGTTGTTGGTTGCACCAGCTTTATTTGTTGTTTTTTGTGTTTCAGGAAAACCTTTTTCTTTCCACAACATATATTTGTGTTGGTAAACTTCAAAAATATCTAAGTATGACTCAATCAATGGATCAAGAGTAATAGTGTATAAATCAGACTTGCGCATAATTTCTAAAATCCGTGCTTTTTCATGATTAACTTTTTCATCAATAATCGCTTTACGTTGCGCTTTAGTGGTCATTTTTTTATACACCCCCTTTTTATTTTTGAATTTTTGACCTAACGATACGCGTGACTCCCTCTACCCTATCTCCCAGAGAAAAATTTGAATTCAATTTGATAGGGGGGGCTTGAATCAAAAATAAGACGGAAAAACTTTTTTCTCATCTAATTCATTTTCTTCAATCACATGACATTTTGGACACAACAAACGAATATTGTTTGGATCAAGCTTGAGCATTTCGTTCTTCTTGATTGGTATCACATGATGCCGATGCGCTTGCCTTCCGAATACAAAGCGGCCACATCTTTGACAGCAACCACCTTCTCTTTCATAAACAAAATCAGCAACATCTTGCCATGCTTTTGTTCGATAAAACGATTTGTTCTTATGGTGATAAACATTGCCTTGCTTCTTCTTTTTTCTCGAACTTCTAGCATGTTCAGAACAATAGGCACCTCTTTCTGTTGTGTTAGAACAGCCTTCAAACTGGCAATAGCGCATTATTCAGATTCTTTAATAATATTGAGAATCTCAGCTTTTACACGAACAGCACTTGGAATTTCAATATCATTTCGTTTCGCATATTCACGTAATTCTTTTACAGACATTTCTTCTAACACAACAGATTCATCATCAGATGGAACAATCTCATCTTGTTCTTCATCAGCACTTGCGGTTGTTAATAATCGTTCGCCTTTAATTCCATCAGTATCAACCGTTACATTCCCTACAGTAATTGGTAATCCACCAACATGCAAATCAGCTTCTTTACTTAGCATTGATTCAGGATTTTCAGTAACTTCAAAATCAGGTTCTTTACCTTTAGGTACAAACACGTTTCTTTTTTCTTCAGTATCCCAATACTCTGTGCCAGATGCTGAACTTCTAATTAATACACGCATTGTCTTACTTATCCCCTTTCAAAATGAAAACCCTACTACACTTAAAACAAAAAGGACTGCATATAAATGCAGTCCTCGTGAAAGGTAGTAGCGCCAATTTGTTTGTCCGAACATTTATTGACGATCTATTTTATTTAAGCAGCTTATGCCACTTACTGGAACAATAGGACTCGAACCTATACCAACGGTTTTGGAGACCGCTGCTCTACCGATTAAGCTATGCTCCATTAACTCTCGCAAACCTGTAGAAAAAAGAGAGAGGAAATTCACCTCACTTCTTTAGTTTTATAATTGGTGGTTTGCGAGAGAATCTAAATGAGATCACAAGTGACTAAACGAAGAAAGTAGAATTTTTTTTACTTTCTTGTAATCTCAAATCAAAAAAATAAGTAGGCAATCGTTCCGTTAATGTATTTGTGTAAGTGTGTCGCATTTCTTATTTTTTTGACACTATCATAATAACTCGTTTAGAAGGTATATGAAGTGTAGATAAAGTGTATAAAAGAGGTATAAAAAGTGTAATAAATGGCTACTTAAAAGCAACCAGTTCTAGTGCTGAAGCAAATTGAACAATGATCATGTTAGATTCTTGTTTCACTGATTCCTCACTGATACAGTTTCGTTGCGCTGCTAGATAGATTGGATTGCCGTTGATGTATCGATCATAGAAGATTCTTTTTCTTCGCTCGGTTACATCTGGCTTGTGCGGATGCTGAATCGCAGAATAACCTCTAACAAAAAGCTTATGCAAATAATCAAACTCTTCTTGGGCTTCTTCTTTCTGGATTAACATTTGCTCGGCTTCAAAAGTGTTATTGGCCGTTGATGGTGGAACCAAAGAGAATGAAGCTGTTACTTTTGGTTCTCTCGGCTGGCCAACACGACATCTAGCAGCAAGATAGGCAGACAGGAACACACTGACGTTATGTTTCGTTTGTTCCATGTCCACATCCTTTGCATCTGGTGTTTCATATTTCTTTACGTCAAAAAGTACCATCCCTTGATTCCCCCGTTTGTGGTATAATATTCGTGTCGAGAATATTACCAACAGTCGGAGGAATCCGGCTTTTTTTATTTCTTTTCTAATTATAATAATTTCGCAAATCGTTTTAACTCTTTGTACGAAACGGTATACCCGTTTTCCAATTTAGTAACAATCTTCGCATCTTCAAGAGAAAAACCCCTACTGCATAAATAGTGTATTCGTCGGTTCTCTTGTTCACTAAAAATCCCAAATCCTTTTCTGATTGATTCCGCTAAATTTTTAAAACTTTGAGTTAGGCTCTCTGCTACGCCTGTATAATTACTCGTATTCATTTATTCACCTCAAACAACTCAATACCTAAAACAACAAAACCATCTTTTTGTGCATAATCAGTGATATAAGTCACTATCACAGAACATTTATTTCCAGTGAATTTTCCATTTTTATATTCTTGAAGAATTAGTAAATCATGAAGGTTATAGTCTCTATCGTTTTTGCGAATCTCAAACTTTTTTATGCCTGATTCAACAGCTTTGAAATATTCTGGTTTAATTTTTAACTCATGGATCATTGCACCTTTGACTTCATAGCTATCTCCAGCCCAAATCTTTGCGAAAAGTTGCTGGTTCACACTGTCTAAAAGCCAATCAGATGTTTTTTTAGCAAATGTATATACTTCCACACCGAGTTTGTTTTTATTTGGTTCTAGAGATTCAATCAATGTCATTTCTGCTCCTATACAGTAATTCAGCCACTGATCAATGTACTCTGGCACCACGACTTTTATCTGTTCGTCTAGTTCCTTTGCCAAGTCAATTGCAAGACTATATGCCCTTTCTTTTCCACCTGAAGCAGCATTATGAAGCTCATACTTATCCTCTTTCCATTCAATCTTTCTCTTTTCTTCTTTTAGCTCTTCAATCAATTCTTGTTTATTCATCGCTGTTCCTCCCGTTCCTCGAAAATAAACGAATATTTTTCTGAGCTTACGATATGATAAAAACCGTCGCACGTTTCCACTTTATATAACTCGTTCTCGTAAAGTTCTCCATATCGTTGCATAAGTTCAATATTTGCTGCATATACAGGAACTTCTGATGGGAATCTCGAAGTATAGTCTCTTAGTATATATGCAAATTCACCTGTCGAATCATTTACTACAGCCACACATTTGAACATCACTCTTCCTCCTGTTCTAAGGACCACTGGCTAAACGCTTGTAAGACTTGTAATTGCCCAGTTTTTGACATATATCTGTAACTTCTATAGACAGGTCTACCACGATAGTCTGGTTTTATAGAATTAACTCTCAGTCTCCAAAATAATTCTATAGGTTCAATATTTGTGACTGTATATTTTTCTTTCAACCAATCCAGAACGATCTGCTGATTTTCGTTTAGATATGGTCTTTTAAAACCTTTTACGATGTATAAAACATCTTCTGCTGACATATTTCCTTCTTCAATGCGATCCATTTCTAATTGACGTTCAATTTCTTTTATTAGTTCATGCATTTAATTTCCCTCCAATAGTTCTGGATTTTCATGGATATTTCCGATGATTTCTAATGAACTAGTTCCGTCAAAGGTATTAGAAACATCAATAAAATCATAGTTGTCATCTGGTTCTATTCCATCGATAAAAAATTGATAACAGTCTCTTTTCACGATACCTAGGTAGCTATATTCTCCATCACGATACTGAACAATATCACCCTCAAAAATTTCAACGCCGTTCTTGTCTTTCAATCCTGTTGATTGCATGATGACATAAGGAAATTCATCCCAATTAAAAGTTGTATCATAACTTCCTATCTCTATTTCAGACGTACCAGGACTGCCTTTAATCTGAAAATCCGTAATTATGGCCATCATGCTATTCGAGTCATCAAACAAAGGTGTAACATTTTCTAGCATTTCTTTCTCGTAGGTATCCCACGCTCTAAATTTTGGAATCATCTTCTTCACTCACTTTCTAATCTACTGACAATATCAGCAATAACTGGCACTGTTACACTATTTCCTGCTTGCTTATATAATTGACTATCGCTGTTTACTTCTTTTGCTTTATCAAACGCCCAGTCAGGAAATCCTTGAAGTCTCCAACATTCACGAGGTGTTAGTTTGCGAATTCTAATACTATCTTTTAAAAAGTTATTTTCATGCCAACTATTAGATGTTACAGTTGGGGCAACTTTATATATCCCTCCATCGTTATAACCACGAGATTTCTGAATAATAGCTACTCCATGTTTATCTTGTGCAGTTAACGTGAACATTTCTTCGCCATCATCTTTAAACCGTCTTCCGTTTTGTCTTTTTTCTGCTCGATCAGGAGTTAAGACAGGTATTGCAATTTTTGCCCCTTCACCTTTATTTGTTGTTAGAGTAGGGGCTAAACCATTGCTTGAATAAACTTGACCGTTCATCCCTGAGCCGCTAGGATTCACATTTCCTACCACTGCAATCTTCGGCTCTCTATCTCCACCTTGCATAGTATTTAAACAAGGACTAATACCATTAACATCGTAAAATCTGTTAGTACTATCGAAGTTAAGTAATTCCCTAGTCTTCTTCGAATTATTGATAGGTTTTATATTGTTTTTAGCAGTTGTTCCGTTTTTTCTCTCGAGAGGAAATACTTTTCTGGTACGTTCTCCTCTAAGATGTCCGATAATGAATACTCGCTCCCTATTCTGTGGTACGTAGTCTTTAGAGTTAAGCACTTGCCATTCCACATCATACCCGAGTTCATCCAAGGCTCTGAGGATTGTCTCGAACGTAGCCCCTCCTTCGTGGTTAAGCAATCCTTTGACGTTCTCAAGGAATAAATAGCGTGGTCTGAGAATAGATGCGAACCTTGCAATTTCAAAGAAGAGAGTTCCTCGAGTATCTTCGAAACCTTTTCGTTTTCCTGCAATCGAGAAAGCTTGGCACGGAAATCCTCCACAGATAACGTCAACACTTCCGATTCTCCGAATAAATTCATCTGATATTGTTGTGATGTCATGCATTTCCACCTCTCCTGTTGTGTCATGGATTGCTTTATAACTAGTTCGTGCGAACTTGTCTATTTCGCAAAAACCAATGCATTCATGACCAGCTGATTCCATCCCTAAACGGAAACCGCCAATGCCTGCAAATAAGTCTAAAAATTTCATAATTTCAAAGGAGTAAAGAATTCTTTGTGGTCGACCAAACCTCCACTCCTTTCTATAAATTCACTGGCTCATTTTTATAACCAGCATCAATCAAAATTCCCTCAATCACATAAAGGTCCGTTTTCTGCTTTAAACTAGCCTTAAATTTCTTGGAAATATTTCTAGCTGTTTCTAAAGAAACGACTTCATATGTTTTAGCCAATGCATCCGCAATTATTGCGGATGTTGGCGTGTAATAAATCTCCAGCAAAATGAACACTCACTTTCTACGAGACTATTCTTCGTTTTCTTCTTCATCATCTTCAACTGTCTTTTCAGGGAAAATGATGTTCTCTTTGTTTTTGCTCCAAGAATCAGCAAATGGCGCAAAATGTTGGCGTGCGATTTCTACTTGATTGATTAGATTATCAACTGAAACATCATGATCAGCCGCAATTTCTTCTAGCGCTTCCCCTTCATCGATTCGATGCAACACGCCACGAACGTTGATTGTTACTGATTCTGGCCATTCGATTGTTGTTGCTTTCTTGATGAATTCGTCAATAGTTTCTTTCGATACTTGCACAGCAACTTCTTCGACTTCTTGCACATCATCGCCCATTTCTAAAGAAGTTTGTTCTTCTTTTAGGACTTCAACTGTTCCATCGTTATTTACAACATACTCGACATTCGGTTTATTGGTCTGCTTGTTAACTGGTACCTTGTATTCTACTGTTTCTGGCTCAATGGTCGTTGATACTGTTTTGCCTAAAAATTCGTTTAAACTTTCATATTTTCCTTTTAACGAAGCGTTGCTAACCACTAATAGCACTTCGATATTTCCGTTTGATTTAGATGTCACTTTCTTTACTTCTGGTCTAAAATTTACTTGTTTTGTCATGGTAAAACCTCCTAGTAGTTTGTGGCTTGTCGCCAGTGATAGTTAAAATTATTTGTGATGAATGGTTTTTTCTCATTAAGCGGCTTAGTTACGCCTTGTGTAATGACTTTAAAATCATTTGATCTAATAACAACCGCCTCGACTGGATGACCATATTTCATGGCAAACAGTCTAAATCTAAGCTTATTTGATTGATCAATGCCATAGGCACCAAAACTATTTTTTATATCGATTACATGTAGCCAATTGCCATCGTGATCCTTGATGATAAAATCTGGCGAATAGGCAATGCTCGAAATGTTTCCTCCTGGTATTTCGCACTTCTCGTGCATTGTAAATCTTGGGTGTACCTCAAAAGGCAATCCACAATTTTTGACAAATCGCTGATAAAACTTTGCTTCTTTTTCCGAGTCAAATATATATCCATCAATCGTGACTTTATTTCCTCGCTTATTTAAGGCTGTTGGGGATTGCATTGTTTTAACTCCCTTTCCTTGGTCGCAGTTTCCGCTCGAACTGCTTTTCCATCTTTGTTGCATTCTGAGCATGGAATAGGTGTTGCATAATTAAATCTGTCTTTTCCCCAAATCACACGCTGATCTTGACATCTAACACACTTCATTCTCATTTAGCCCCTTTCATCCAAGCTTGGTTATCTTTTGTTGCTTTTTCAATTGGTTCCTTTTTAAAATCTACTTTGGTAGATTTTGCTGTATACCTATTCGGTTTTTCTGGCATTATGATGGCTTCCTTTACCTCTGAAACAGTTCCGCCAGATACGATTGTTGCAATAGCTGCTGTCTCTTTTTGCTCAAATAGCACAGCATCTTTTAAATTGGCTACTGGTCGACCATCTTTGCCAAGATAGGCTGAAATTTTCACTACATACGGCATTGAATGATTCCCCTTTCTATCGATTTGTTTTTAAGGCTTTAAAATGCGTTTTAAGCCGTTTTTCTTTTTTTATATCTATTTATATTCACTTGATTGTAAAACTGCTCTACGCTGAATATATTCGCTAAAAATAGCATTTTAGATGCCTGCTACTCGTTTGTCTGATGTCCCCTCAATTTTCATCACGAATCCTTGTGAATTACTCATGATGCGAGAAAGGATTCTCTCACCATAGGCTTGACTCATTTCTTTACCAGTTAAGTTCGTAGTAAAAATAGTTGCTTTATTCTGCCGAGCTTCTACAATGCGATTCAAGGTGTCGTTATTGAAGTTAGTACTTTTATTCCTATCATCAATTTGTTTAACTCCCAACTCGGCTCCTAAATCGTCCAGAACTACTAAATCTGCGCTTTTGATTTCTGCCATCAAACTACCTGTTATCTCTTTTCTGGCTTGCTCATCATTCATCGCAAATTTTAGTTGTTCTAAGAGTTCCGCATAGCTAATAAATAAGCAGCGTTTATCATAGTTTGATTTCTCCAACACTTCCCAAGCCGTTGACATAGCTAAATGACTTTTTCCAACACCACTTTTTCCTGAAAGAATCATATGAATTGGTTTATTCAAAAGAATTTCAGTTGTGGCTCGATTTGCAATTTCAAAAGCAAGCTTAGTTTCTGTGTCTACTGTTTTGTATGTTTTAAAACGACAATTAATTAAATTTTTGTCGGTATAAAGAGAGCTGTACTTCAAGTAATTAATCGCTCTGGCTTTCAAACTATCGTTAAACATTTTCTCTGTTTCGAGGTCTTCTGCTTTTTTGCGTGCTTTATAGCCACATTCCATGCAAGTTGGCGGACATCTATCGGACCCATCCTTGTTTTTTGCACGCCAAGCATAAAGATTTCCTCCGCAATCTGGACATGGATCAGGTGTGATATAAAGCAATGTTTTAATCATTTTTGAAAATCCATCTGATGCCGACTTCATTCTTTCACTTCCTAAAATCCAAGATCATCGTAATCCGAATGACCTGTGTTTGATTTCTGTTGCTTGGTTGTATTACGTTCTCTTTTTACGGCTAAAGCTTTTACATCATCTAAAGTTTTAACGCCTTCTTGTTCCCAATTTCTCAAAATGCTTTCTGTATATTTGAAATTTCTAGCATTTGATTTTGCGGAAATTTTTAAAGCTTCACTTACTAATTCAGTTGATAAATCATTACACCAGTACTCTAAATTTTGAGTAGTGACCGAATTTAGCATTCCGAAAATTGATTGATAAAGTTGAAAAACTGACTGCTGCTCTTCTACTACTACAACATTCTTTTCATTCTTATCATTCTTTTCATTCTTGTTTGTGTGCACTTGTTGTTCACTTGTTGTTCGTTTGATGTTCACTTGATGTTCACTTGCTTGATAATCATCCCAGTTATTTATTGATATAACGCTGTATTTCGTAGTTGATTTGATGTTCAACATTCCTTCTTTTTCAAATCGTTTTAACCATCTCCATACAGAACCGCTGTTCACTTGATGTTCACGTTTGACACCTTTATTCATCTCAAACGTTATTGCGTCGCGCCCTGTGACGAATTC